ATGGCTTATTTTCTGCGCCTTATGGGTGCGCTCATGTTGCTGTGCTGTTCTCACGCTTGGGCAGCGATACCCATGAAGCCCGAATCTACCCAGTATTGGCTGAAGGTCTACGACAAGGAAAGCGGCTGGAAAGATACTCTGGCTGATGCCTGTAAAGGCGTTGTCGGTGGGTTCTCTAACGGCGGATTCGTCTACTACACAGTTACTGCGTCTGTGCCTTTGGGATCTGCTCAGTGCAAGCTGACTATTAACGAACGTACTGCGAACACTAACAATGACTATACGGAGACGAAGACTGTCTCTATACGCACTCAGCCCGCTTCATGTCCTGCAAATTCAACAAAAGCTCAGCTTGGCAACGGTTGCCAATGCGATAAGGGTTATTTTGAATTGGGCGGTCAGTGTGTTTCTGCCGAGTCTCCTGATGCTAAATGCGCTGGCGATTTCAATATGTCCGGCTTCGGGGTAGGCAATGGTACGTTGAGCCAAACCGTCACACTTAAAGGCGAGGTCGCTTCCGGTGATATGTGCCATCCACATTCCTCGCCCACTGCTGGCTGCACAGTGCAATTTCGTGCGGATAAAGTCGTCGAGATGCCGGACGGTTCAAAGCAGACTATTGGTCAGTACGGCATGTACAAGGGCCCGCCTGGTGCAGTTCAAGGCAAGGCTTGCGATATACCTGCAGAGCAGCCAGGTGAAGGCATAGAGGTGGATGCCAATTGCAAGAAGTCTGGCTATGCCGGTAGCGAATCGGTTGGTGGACGCAAGGTCTGTCTTGACGCTCCGGATTGCCCGGGCGGCTATGGCGGCTATGTGGCTCATTTGGGTGGCGAGGTCTGCATCAAAGATCAGGGCACCAACGTCACGAAAACCGAGAAGAAAACCGAGACCAAAAATAAGGACGGCAGCACCGACAAGGTGACAGAGAAAACTTCCTGCCAGGGCAAAACTTGCACCACTGAGAAGACCACCACGAACACGCCTTCCGGCGGCGGATCGTCGACGGTCATCAATAGCTCCACGGTCGTGCAAAGCAAAGATGACTACTGCAAGTCCAATGCAAATTCTGCGCAATGCAATAGCACTGGTAATGGAGAAGAAGACGGCAAGGGCGGTAGCTTTGGTGGGTCGTGCGATGGCGGCTTCACATGCGAGGGCGATGCATTGCAGTGCGCCCAGCTCAGGGAGCAATACAAGCGCAATTGCGAAATGATGGACAAGGACAAGGATGCCAACAGCCTGACTAACAAAGCGCTGAACGGTACCGATGACAAATCCGCTGATGCCATGAAGGAAAGCGCCGGCCAAGTCAACGTCGGCAGCACCTTCGACCAGTCCGGCTTGGGTTGGTCGCACTCATGCCCTGCAGATCCTCGCATCGCTCTGAACTTTGCTGGCAGCGGGGCTGAATTCAGCATCCCTTTCAGCCGCATTTGCGGGCCCCTTGGCGTCCTTTCTCTGGCCGGGGTAGGCATCACCCTGCTTGGTTGCGGTGTGTGGGTTCTAGGCGGCAAGAAAGAGAGCTAAACCATGCCAATGATTGTTTCGTGGATCCTCGCTGGCCTGATTCAGGTGGCAGGCAGCCTGGTTGGTCGCGTTCTGCTCGCGCTCGGCTTTGGCTTTGTCGAATACGTGGGCTTCAGCGCACTCATCGACAACATCAAGAGCCAGGCCAGCAGCTTGATAGGCGCGGTCGGCAGTTCCGAGCTCGCGGCCTGGGCCGGCTTCTTCCGCATCGACGTGCATCTGTCCATCATCCTGTCCGCCATTGGCGTCAAGGTGATGCTCAACGCGTTGGGAGGCGACAAGGTGCGCCGCCTTGTACAAAAATAAGAGGGGATCGACATGCCTATCAACTTTGTGACGGGCCTGCCCCGTCAAGGCAAAACGCTGTTCACATTCATCCAGGTGAAGGAGCGTGCGGCGAAGGAAAACCGCCCGATTTATTACTGCAACATCCCCGAGGTCACTCTGCCTGGTTGGATTGAGATCCAGCATCCGGACGAGTGGATGAACTGCCCCAATGACTCCATCATCGTCGTCGATGAGTTGCAGGACTTTTGGGGCTTGTCTTCGTCAGGCGCAAAGGTGCCGCTGCCGATTCTGGAGTTGTCCAAGCACGGCAAGCGCGGCATTGACTTTTACTTCATCACGCAGGATCCGACGCTTGTTCATGCAACGCCGCGTAAGCTCTGCGAGATCCACTGGCATGTGGTGCGTGCCTTCGGCTCAGAAAACGCCGTTGCGCACAAGTTCAGCCGCATGCAGACCGACCCGGAGAAGGTCAAGAAAAAGAGCGAGAAACTGCCCTGGCGCTATCCCAAGGAAGCCTTCGGCAAGAAGGACAAGGCGGGCAACTGGATCACCAAGCCTTGGTACAAAAGCGCTGACGTGCACAACATCAAGCGGCAGATCCCGCTCAAGGTGTGGGCCATACCTGGCGTGCTGGTTCTTGCAGGCCTGGCGGGTTGGGCGGCTATCTCGCTTTTCGGTAATACCCTCGACAAGGCAAAAGGCGGCGTGCCTGGTCAAGCTGTGGCCACCGCACCAGGTGCTCCAGCTGCTGCGCCTGGTCAGCCTGGCCAGGCTGGCGCATCGCCCAAGGCCGCGCCCAGAACCACCGCTCAATACCTGGCCGACTACAAGCCGCGCCTGCAGGACTTCCCACACACCGCACCGGCTTACGACCAGGTCACGCAGCCCGTCGAGGCGCCATACCCAGCCGCATGCGTCGTCATGAAGTCCAAGGGCTGCAAATGCTTCACGCAGCAGGCCACTCTCATGAGCACGAGTGAGGAAGTTTGCAGGCTGATTGTTGAGAAGGGCTACTTCGTCGACTGGCGCATGCCGCTTCGCCAGGCGCCAGAGCGGCCGCAGCAAACCGCGGTCAAGGACGATAAGCACCAGGTGCAGCAGCTGCCGATGCCAGCCGTGCAACCTGTCCAACTGGCCCAGCAGCAACCGCAGCAGAAAAAGGACTTGGGGTATCTAGAGAGCCTGGCAATGCGCAACGCCCAAGTGCGCTCGAATCTCATGGAGTAGTTCGCAGTGTTAACCAGTCCTCGGCCGCAGCCGTTTTGCATGGCGAAATGACTTGCGTGCCGTGGATCTGCGCAGAGTTGTCGATCGACGCCGGAAGCCGCGCCAATTGGCGCATTGAATTCCTGAAACAATAGCAAGAGGTGCGTAGCCAGAGGATTTTGCCGGGGAGGTCGTAGACCTTCTCGGTGAAACCGCAGGGCGGTGTCTGGGGAGTCACTGAACCCCGGAAGTTAGGCCGAGAGGCGGAAACACAAGGTTGTCAGCGGTCATGGGAGGATTTCGCTGGGGAGACTGGAACAGTCTTCACGGTGAAACCGCAGCATGAAAGCAGGGCAAAGAGAAAAAGAGGGGAAGGGTCTGGGCAAAGCCCAGCTCAGGAGAGCTTGAGGGAGTTGCACCAGGTGCGCGCATGCCTCGTTTGAGGCTCAGAACTTCGCAGTTCGCTTCATGCCGCGCGACAGACCGGACGTCAAGATGCAAACCGCCAGGCAGCGCGCCGGTGTTTGACCAGGTCGAACCACAAATCCAACAGCATGCCGCGTCCCGCAGCCCTCGCATGGCGAAGCACAAAGACGGAAGGCGTGCACCTGGTGAATAGCAGGGGGTGGATCACTCGCCCTGAAAAACCGGTATTGGTGTGTCAGCACTCCTGTCCCATAAACTCAGCAAGATAAGGAGGAGGGGATATGGCCCGTTATATGGCGAATGAGCCGGAGAGCACATTTTTTATGGATGTGCTCAAAATCGCGCTTGGCGTGTTTATTGGTGGTCTCTTGGCTGCGCTTGCATACACCAAAATAATCGCAATTGGCGTTGAATATGCTGCGGATCAAGCTACAGCGGCAATGAAAAGAGATCTTCAAAAAATGAAGGCTCAAGAGGAGCAATCGCGCTTGCAAGCTGAGCAGCGACGCCAGCAGCAGGAGGCTCAGAACAGAGCAGCACAAGCGGCCGCTCAGCAGCAAGCATTTCAACGTCAACAGGCAGAAGAAGCGCAGAAGGCATTTGAAGCACGTAGAGAAGCTGCTTGGAAGCGCACATTTAGGCCGACTCAGATCTGTATCGACGATCCATTGACGGTCGAATGTATTGACGCCGCAAATGTGTCACGACGCCGTTTTTATGCTCAGTACAAGGATTAGCCGACGCTGAAAATGGGGAGATTGGCCGGGCCTGTTTCAGTCCTGGTTATCTCTGCTTCCAGTTTGGCTATCTGATCCTTTAAGCGCTCGTTTTGTCGTTCAAGTGCTTTGGCCTGGGCGAAGTATGTGGAAGTACGAAGCCCAGAAATTGATTCGATGTACTGAATACCCCAGACGGATTCCCAGAAAAGCGCTAGATGGATGGATCTGGGTGCCTGGCCTTTAGCGCGATATCTGCGCAATGTCGCTGGCGAGATTTCTAGCAGCCTTGCTTTTTGCTCAATGCTGCCGGGGACGTTTTCCAGGATGCTGAGGAAGTGAGGGAGATGTGCTGGGTATGGTGCTCTAAACATCAAAGGACGTTGGAGCAACCGTTATGAAAGTTGGAGCGTTGTGAGCCGTGTCTGCAGCCGCTTCCTCAAGCGAACCGCAATACGATTAAACATAATATACATCGTATCTAGTGCAGTGCGCAAACGTTGCGCGGCCTTGCGGGCTTGGTTTGAATCGCTTTTTTCCTCACTACGCCCCCGCCCATATGCTGCACTTCGCGCCCAAATCGCTGCCATCGTTTAATCAAATCTTGCCCCACCTTGGCAACCCGCACCCGCGCCAAATTGCCAAGTATCTCGGGGTGTCTGAGCGCACGATTTACCATTGGAAAAAGACCGACAAGGCTCCCAAGTCCGTGCGGCTGGCTTTATTTTGGGAATCGAGTTACGGCCAGCAAACGATTGATTGCGAGATGTTTAATGCGATGCAGACGCACAAAATGTTGAGTGAATCACTCGGACGAAAAGTTGGGAATTTAGAGGCCCGAATCCGCTATCTCGAAAAAAATGGCCCGTTTGGCAGTGCCAACGAGCCATTTCTTACCCCGGTTCCCGAACCTATCAGCGCTTTTTCATGAACCCGGCCCCAGCGGATTCGGAGTCCCGGCCCACTGTTTCTTAATCCAGTCGCGCAGCGCAGGCACTTGCCCAATGACTGCCGCTGCAATGATGGCCCCGCCCATCACAATCAGTGCCTCACGGGCCAGCGCGGCTGGCCCCGGTATGAATCCTGGCACTCTCATCAGCGCTTCTTTTTAAAGCGGCCCTTGCTGTCACGCGCTGGCGTGCGGCGTTTCTTTGCCATGGTTGCCCCCCTTGGTTAAATCATCAATCCGGCGATGTGCCGTATCCGCTGCATGCGCCGCTTGGTCTGCCTTGGCATTGAGCCGCGCCAGATCGGCGCGAATGCCTGCATACACGGCCACAGCGGGCGCAATGAACGCCATCAATGGGCGCATTTCTTCCAGGCTCATTTGCGCTCGGCCAGCACAATCGCGCCCAGGGCTGCCACGCCGCCCACGATCTGGCCCACGGCATCCATAGCGCCTTCGGGCGCACCGAACAGGACGCCCAGCACGGACAAGCCCGCCCAGGTGGACGGCTCACGCAGTCGATTCAAAAGTTTGCCCATAGTCTCCCCCTCAGTTCCACAGATATTTGATGAAATCGCCGGCTGGGCAGTCAAAAGATGCGTCCCATGTCCGGCCCTCTGCCTTCGCTTGCTCGCACTTGGTCAGATTGGTTTTTGGAATGCCGAAAACCGTTTCTCCGACCCCTGTGACCACGCCCGACACAACGCCGTCGGCCAGATCGATCACGGCCCCGCCGATGTATTGCCCCGCGTTGCTGGCACTGGTGCTGCTGGCCCGTGTCACCGCCCATACAAGCGCCGCCGCCACGACACCGCCCGCGATCAGGTACAGGTGCTGCGTTTTCATGGCTTACCAGCTCCCCGACGCGCCACTGCCAAACAGGCTCCAGCCGTTGCTTTCCACGCCGCCATAGGTCATGCCCAAGCCGGAGTTATCCAGCGAGAGGCCCAGGCCGGTGCCGGTGCCCTTGTTGCTGCCCACGCTCACGTTGTCAGCGCCGAAGCCCAGGCTATCCAAGGCCCCATCGAACAGGCCGTAGCCGATGCTGCCGCCGTTGAAGTTGAACCACGGGCTGTAATAGTTGGTGCCCGGAGTCTTGCCAACGGTGGTGGCGCCCGTGCCCGTTCCGCCCACTGCCTTTTTGACCGCCGCGCCCAGGTTGATGCCCTGGCTCTTGACGATCATGTAAACCGCCACGCCCGCCAAGCCCAGCACCAGCATTTCATCTTTTTTCATGGCCATATCTGCCCCTTAGTAGCTGCTGCCGCCTGCATCGACGTAGACAGCGCGCGCGGTGTCCAGGCTGATGACGGGCTGACCGTAGGGGCTACCGGGCATGCTGGCCCATTCCCACGATATTTTTCTGAGCGCCGTTTCAAAGCGGCCCGCCTTGATGTCTTCGAGTGCATTGCGTGCCGCGATGCGGCCCACCGCAAATTTGTCTTGATTGGCCGGCGAAAAACTGCCCAGGCCCATGATTCGCGCGGTTTCGTCCCATGTGCTGCTCAGTGCCTGATAGGCGCCGGCTGCGGTGCTGGTGTAGCGGCCCTTGGTGACTTTGATGCGCGGATGATCGGCAAAGCCCTCGAAAAGCTGACCGCCGAAGATGCGCCGATATCCGGCCTCGTCTGCGGTGCCCTCCCCGCGCCGAATGACGCGCAGCAAGGCTCGCACATTGGGATGCGCTACGTCTGCCGCTGTGACGCGGCTCATATTGGATAGTTTCAAACTGCCCCCCGTCAGGCTATCTATGACCTCCGCCGCGCCCTGCGTGACGGTGTTGGACGCGCTTTCAATGTCCGTCCAGGTGTCGCCGCCCCAATCGCTGCCCTCCTCCGTATCGACGGCCTCCTGCTGCCTGCGGTACATGACCCAAGCACCAGCGGCCAGCAGTCCAGCGGCTGCGATCAGGTAGGCGCTACGCATCGACCAGCGTCCAGTCGCCGTCAGCGAATACCAGCAGCTTTCCCGGCGGGCATTCGGGCAGGTCGATATCAGTTGCAAATGCCGGAATCAGGTAAACGCCGGTCTCCAATGGGCTTTCAAAGGCATCGCTGCTGCCCAAGTACTCGCCGGTGTGCTCGTCGTAGTTGTGAACTTGTTTCAT